AAAATAAATAAAAGCAGTAAAAAGAAAGCAAAATCTTTTTGTGTCCAACAAGGCAAGTGTGTCCAAAGGACAAACAACACACTGTCGCCACTAAAAGTATGAAAAACAACACACATAAGCGGTAGACAAGCTAAATATAAATATAATACAAAATGAGTCTTTTAACGTCAGATTCTCAAGACGCTTGGGAATTTAAACTCTGAAACAAGTTCTACCATAAAACTCAAAATTCCCTCTTGGCTTGCATAAAATTCGGAGCATCTTCATGCTCCTAGCCTTATCCAACTTAATGGCAAGCCATCGACTGTACAAAGATAATGCTGAATTAGGATTGGCACCAGCAAAATTACCTATGTACAGTTCAGTTTCACATCCCATATTTTGCAAAGCACAAACACGGGATGCACCATCCATGCCAGTAGCTTTATCACCACACAATTTTGTAATGGTAACTCCACCGGAACTCTTTCCAAATTCGCCCTCCAAATCCCACATTAACTTAAGATCAAGGATACCATGATGGAGTCCATGACAAGCTATCATGTGGGCAAAAGGATTATCTCCAAGGTGGACAGTACTAGTAGTAGAGGAAATATCAAAAAACCTGGACCCTATTACATACTCTTCAGCATCAACAGTAAATGCTGAAAAGTCCACCCATAAAAAATAATCATTGGGGAAGGACGGAACAGAAAGATCTGGAAGTGCAATTTCATCAATCTGCACTACCACTGGCATTTTTGCAGTTTCTCCACTTGGGGCAATTGGCCCTGAAATCGCATAGAAATTCAGCGTACTCGTAAAAGCACTAGCTGCCTGTGCGTCCAATAAACGTAGTGGAGTTCGATGATAGGGAGAACGTATTTCAATCTCAAAGTTCCCATCTTCACCGATATAACATCCGGGGTATTTAAATAGTTGATTCCAATTGTTAGTGACCCCGTTCCATTCACTAACAACTCTTAGGACTATGCCATAAGTACAAGGGCTACATATATGCACTCTGCCCTTGACCACACCACCTATACCAAGATAGTAACTCAAAAGCGTATTGTTATAATTATATACCTTATGAGTTCCATCAATAAGAGTTTGACCCAAAAGAAGGGACACACTCTTGTAAGCACTGGTGGTACTTAAGTCATATTCCAGTGGGGGGATAGTCAAAAACTTGAAAGACCCATTAAATGCATCAGCACTATAAACAAAGTTAGGCCTTCCAAGAAAAGTTTTTGCTGCCTCAAACTCAGCATACAACTCAACCACGAATTCCCAATCCGCAGCAAGTTCCTTGTTATTTCCAGTGAGGCATGTGAAATGAAGTTTAGGGCTTTCAAAAGTAGTGGCATTAAACCACATCGCGTGACCGCAAAGCTCCCCATAATCAATATCACATGAGGTAGTCCCATTTTTATGATGTAAGAGCCAATGAGGGACCGAAAGGGTATACGCAGGGCTAGCAGTAGTTGTGATACTACTAGTTATTCGGTTGTAAGCATCAAAGCTCATAACCCACGTAATACCCGTGAAGGCATTGGCTGGATAGCGGATCACCACTTTAAAATCTGGCATAACAAGTCCAGCAGTGATCCACTTTTCATACTGTATACCTGAAAACCCACTCACCATATCTCTAAGATCAAGGGTTTTCAGATATCTCCCTGCCTGGCAATCTTTAGGCACCTGCACAGAACCTCTACCAGCAAGACCCCGCGTTGTAGTACTCATCCGAGGAAGAGCAACTCCAACGTCGGCATTCCGATCTACTCGCATAGACCGAGAGCGGTTTCTTATGGTAAAAGTCTGGCCTGGTTCTTCAACGTTTTCCCATGCCAGGGGACCAACCATTCGCATGCTAGAACCACTTCCAATTTGAACATTAGCTTCAGGGGTTCCAGTCACAAGACTTCCTTCAGGAGAAACCACAACGGCATTACCCATCATAGTAGCTCTTAAAGTAGTGCCCTGCACCTGAGCAGCATGCACAGAACTTGCCACTGTTCTATTATGAAGCGAACCAATGTGCTGGCGTAGAGTGCCAACACTAATGGCTGCTAATATAGAATCAGCATCAACAGTGGCATTAGTAGAAGCAACATACAGGCGAATAATAGATTCGCGCCTAGGTTCTTCCTGACTATATTGCAAACCAGGAAAGAAAATAGCTCTCGCCAAACCATTCCCAAGAAAGGTCGACGAAGAGCCAATAAAGGCACGTTCCATGTTACGTTCATGCCCATATGTCGCTACGACAGTAAGATCGGTCGGATTGCCTGGCATTCCAAAAGGATTGATAGCAATTTCCAGTGCATCAATCACGACCGCTGACATACCCCTGTCACGGTATTCGTCCATTTCCTCATCTGCCACCGGATTATACAATATTTCTAAAGTATTTTGCCCGGTGGGAATTCCATTGAGCCTAAAATCAAGAGTATAATTGGCTCTAGTGGAAGGTCCCCTCCATAGACCACGAGGTGCGTAGGCATTCCTCAATGGAGGTAGTAACGGTAGGCCTTGCTCAACCATGTCAGCAGCACCAAGATACGCATTCCTGGCCTGCTCAAATGTCATGTCAGTTTGAGCAGCAAGACTTTGCAAGCTATTTGCTTGCTCCCTTCTTCTCAGAGCACTGCGGCGCTCTGAGATCCATTGTGCCCTACCAGGGGCTGTATTGGAAGTGACCCTATGATTAATAGGATCAGCCTCCTGGGCAATAGTTTGCCCCCCAGTAGTCCTGCCATCAGCACAGCACACAGAAGTGCTGGGGATAGCAGCCGTTCCCAGCCAGGCCATGTTAAGGCCTAGCGAGGTTTCTAGGGCAAAAGCCCTAGCACAGGACTGCCTTTCAAGAGCAGCCTGTAACCTCTCCTCAAAAGAGGGTGGTTTTTGGATTGGGGGAGGGGGGGGGGGGGGGGGCAGAGCAGGGCCACCAGGATGAACGCGCAAAGCGCGCTCATCACTGGCGTCATACCACCGCCTCCAGGTGGCATGATAAGTCCACCTCATGGCCGCGAAACCACGGGGGACAACCAATGGAGCACCTTGTGGGTACTCCAAGGGTAATTCGGCAAAGAGTGCCGCAGCTCTCGACTCTTCCCGTTTCCGGGAGAGTCTTTCCACAGTGGCCCGTATAAACCCGGACCGGGTCGGTGCAAAAGCCCCAACTGGCCTAAAGTAAGGCCTTGGCACAGGGGGCGGTGAAGGAATGACCTTCACAGGTGGCACCACCACCTCTCGAGCTTTTACCGGCTCGGTCGGTTGCGCTGGCACCTCGCCCGTGAGGACGTAGTGCCAGTTGCACTTTTCCGGGTTGTCAATGGGCCCAGACCCCACTTTCCAGGAAAACATCCTGACAGCCGTAGGCTGCAATCTGTTCACCTGTACATCCTCCTTAACAGTTTGGCGGAAGGAGGAGTCAGATTTAATGGCCGCCAGCCATGACTCAATAGAACCCCCAAGGTGAGGGTTCTTTCCAGCAGCCCAACAGGCTAAACGCCTGTCGGAGTAATAAAATTTGGCCATAAGGCCAGAAAAGGAAAAAGAGAAAATGCCCTTGCGGGCAGAGAAATTAACGTAACAATATGCCGCACTAAATATACAAACAAAATAAACACTAAACAAATAAAACGCGTAAATAAGTAAGGAATAAAGAAAAGCAATTGTGAGTTTCTTAAACTCTTCGCCTTGATACCGCTCTTAACGGTTTGATTTTGTTTCCGCTCTTAACGGATTGGCTATATCAAACTTGAGTTTCTTAAACTCTTGATTAGAAAAGTCGTGGGCTGCGTTTATATGAAAACCCCACGAGAATTTTCAT